ACTCAGCCTCCATAGTCCCCAATTTTAAATTTAAATTCTTAAAAATTTCACTCTCGTTACAAGAGTTCATGAATTGGACACCACCGTTATAGTCACCCACAACCGCCACAATATTGAAGTGGGTAAGTAGGTAGGCCATGTATCGAATATGTGTTTTCAGATTAGCCCCAGCCAATGCATAACTGTGAACTACAGTTCCCTTTCTTAAATCTCTATTGAGCTTTATTAATAGCATTGCGAAATCATCTGAGCTTTCACTTTCGGACCATGATGGGTCAAATGCTAAGATATACTCGTCCTTCGGGTTTCCTATGACCTCTACTGATTGCCCCTCTCCATCAGCCAACGTGCATTCTGCCATTTTGCTAACCTTAAAATATCCAGAACTGTCATCAGTAAATATAGCGCCAAATTCCCTCTCAAATTGAGAATCGCTCATTGTTGCCCTAGATTGTTTTATCAAATTTTGATCATAGAGTTGTTCGGGAGCACAATCATAGCTGAAGTGCATAATTGTTCGGTGCGCTCCATCTTGATTATTTTCATTTAAGATCAAGTTCTCATACTGTTGATAAAGCTTGTAAAGGTATTCAAATTTGTAAGAAGCTGAAGATAGTCCTATGATTTTGTTGTTTGGCCATTGCCTCCTGTCCTCCTCCTTCATCTTGCCCTTCTCAATTAACTGAGTCTCCAGATCATACACCTCTTGCCTTTCTGTTGGATTATCTACAACCGAAAGGAATGGCATAATGACCTCATTGTAGATTTTTTCAGGCATTAACAATAACTCATCAATAATCATCCTCTGGAATCGGAAACCCCTTAGCTTTTCTCCATCGCCTAAAGGAAGAGCGCGAATACTGCTTTGCCCAATCTCCATAACCCACTCATCGTTCATCTTAGAAACTCTAGTGATACACTGGGAGAAAAAAGTAGCCTTGGGGCTTTTGGCTAAATCCTCTATCTTCTTGAAGATCATTTTAGACTGCCTGAAAGACTTAGACAGAATACCTATCTGGACACCCTGATGTAGAATAGCGTCTAATAGCGCGAAAATGCCCGTAGAGAAGCTTTTAGACATTCCCCGACTCCATATGCCCAAAAAGTAGTCAGACTCCATCATGGCCTTAATAGCCATATGCTGAAAGGGGAATAACTTTACCCCTGTGAACAACTCACAAGCAAATGATGGATTTTCTCTGAGAAACTTATAAAGCAAAAGCTTTGCTTCGCCCTCATCCAAATATCCCTCTTTTTCTTCTAGCTGTTGGTTTATATCTGCGAACTCTCTTCGGAGTTTCTGTTGTCCTGTTTCCCAAGCCATTTTTTTTAATTTCGTTATCCCAGAAATACTGAAGGTCTACGCTCCACAGCTTAGTTCCTAAAACAAGAATTTTTGGTATCAGTTCCTCGCTTTTTTCTCTTGAACCACTGAATACAAACTGACAGCAATCTGAGTATTTGGCCTGAATTTCGCGCATCCTGTGATACACATAATCTAGCCTAAATTTTTTATAACCCCTTGCGTTTTCGGACCACATGTCTCCAAACGCCACTTCTACAACAATAAACAAGAAACACCCCATCGACTTGCATCTTTCTAGCTCTTTTACAAATCTTCCGTATCCGTTAGTTACTGTTGCACAAAAATCCTGGTAAGACTTTCGATCCACAAAGGTGTAATCGTATAATTTACCGCCCACCGCATAATCGCCAACGTCCAGCTTAAGAGATTCACTATTCTTGAACTTTAGCGGTTTCTGTTCTCTCGTATCTATGAGAATGGGGGTATCTGAATAATCGTTTTTAAATTCATTTGGTAACTGCCCCGAGAGCATGGGCAGCATACCAAATTGGTTACAAAGAGCCTTGTAGCTGCCGAATGCCTTTCTGCACATGTCTACATCGGGCATTCCTGCTGATTGCAGGTAAGTGGCAGGTGGCCCAGCAGTAAGCCCCTTGGCTTCCACTTTTTTATTAAATGTGTTTGCAATAAAATCTTTTACCTCCTCAGGAGGAGCGGTTTCGCACCACTTTTTCATATTGCGCTTATTGATAAAGTCAGCAGCGAAATACTGATCGTATTTTTTAAATGGGATAAGTTCTCCTGTTAGCTTATCTTTTCTTGCATAATTCTCTACATAGTAATCCCCAAGGAGTTTGCCGTGTTTTTTTATGTGTGCGTGGAGACTTCTTAATGAATCAAATGAATCGCCACATTCTTTGCATTCAAATGACATCATCTTGAGATATTCCTAATACCCGAGCCTTCCACTCAGCCATTCCTTCTAATCTTTCTGCCTCTTTCTTAACTGCCTCTTTTTGCATCTCTGCAATCTTCAGTATCGTCTTTCTTTCTTCTTCTTCCTGAAAAAGCTGCACAATAGACAAAAATGAAGCGTTCTCCTTTTGTAACTTCTTCATTCTCTCACCCCGATCACCTTGAAGCTTTTTAGTTAGGTTTTCGATACGGGTTTCGCATTGATGATACTCAGAACTCTTAGCTTTGATAATTTCTGCCAAGCGAATAGACATTTCTTGCTGTTCATCAGCCTCATCGAACATATTGTTCAATTTATTAAGATGAGCACTAATGACCTCCAAATTAATTACCTCTTTGCAGACATTTAAATACAAATTAATTTCATCAGCCGTTAAGTCAGGCTTATCCCACGTTAAACGTATAAACTCATGCTCAAAGAGGACTCGATCCTCTTCGTTTAGATAATTGTTAATTATTTTTAGAAATCTAGAGTTTGAGAGGTTCGTTCCTAACTTTTCAACACAGACTTGCTTTTGTCTGTTAAGTTTCGATTCATCTAAACCCAGTCCAGTAGCATCATTGATTTTTTTGATGATTCTGGAAGGAGACTTAGGTGAAATGTATGAACTAAGTGCTCCGCTGTCCTGAGAGGGCAAGATGTCTGGGTTGACGGCTCTAATCTCAGACAAGACTGCTCTTTGCTCCGCACTCAGAGGCATTACACGACGAGATGGGAAAACAATTCTTGCGATCTCTAACGAAGATAACCCCTCCTCTGCTTGTTGCAGTATGAATTCGCGCTGTTCGTTTGAAAACTCAATCGTTTCCACTGGCTCCCTAGCCGTGGTCCGATAATCAATGGAGTTTTCGACCAAAAACTTTCTAACAGCCCTTCCCTCTTTCGACCTGCCGTCTAAATTTTCGTTTTCGAAGCATTGACGAGTCAAATTTATCAAATCAGGGATTTTCGAGGCGTTTTCCCTAAGAAATTCTTTCTGTTCTTTAGAGAGATCCATCACTTATGATATCTTGTTCTTTTAAAATTTCCAAAGCCGCTTCAAGGAACTTCTTTTTCAAGTTTTTTACCTGTCGATACCCTAATTTTTTCTTTTGGGGTGAAATCTTGTATCCCATGAACTTGGCAACGTCTTCTTCAGTCTTGTCCTCAAAATACAACATCCTGTAAGCTATATAGTGCGTGGGAGTTAGCTTGATTTTCATTTGGACGTTGAGTCTCTTAAGAGATCTTCCAAAATCAAAATCCGTATATGCTTGCCCCTGAACCTCTTTTACAAAATCTTCTGTAGACAACGGAATCTTAAGCTCTAAGCCTGTTTTTTTAGATTTTTCCCACTTTGCGTAAATCTCACAACTTGAATCTTGTTTTTTGCTTTTTGTCTGGGTGCAATCATCCCCTCTCGCAAATTTGCAATTAGAGCATGGCTTAACATAATTGCCGTAATGATTGCGAATAAGGTTTCGCATCTGATTTGCAATGATGCGCCCTATCCATGGCTCCAGTGGCCGCTCTTGGTCCCACATGTGCCACTTTCTAGCAATATGTGTTTTTATAATTTGCTCTACATCCTCAAAATCAAACCACTTAACAGCATTCAGTCTCCACTTAGACCTCTGCCTCTTAATTGCAACGTCGATGATGTCAGAAAAATCTTCGTAGGTCTTATTCCTCTTTCTTTTCATCAATAAATTCATTAATGGAGCGTGACCCACGTTTTTGTGATCGTTGCGGGTTGCCCTCTCCTACTAATGAACCTACAGTATGAGTAATGTGATCTGAGGTGTCATATTCAACTTCAATTTTTGCTAAAGACGGAACTGATTGAGCGTCTGTTTCATCTGCTGAAACGACAACTGACTTTTCTAAAGTTTTCAATCCTTCCGCTGTGTTAGTTGATGCTGTAGCAGCATTTAACTGCTGTCCACACTTTGCACAAAAGTTAGGCTTAGCATGAGCGTAAGAAAGTTTAGTTCCGCAACTATGGCAAAATATATGGCTCATATCTATAGTATTTATATCTTAAATAACAATTTTTTCTAAAATAAACAAGGTCTTAGTCCTATATAGTATTTAAAAGCTGTTCGCCGCATCCGCGTTGACAATTGCTCTTGTTATACTTATAGTATTACACTTTCTTGTGTGTTTCTAATTTAGAAATGATAAATTTTAAGATTTTGCTACGGACAATATCAGCACGGGTAAATTTAAAGGAATAAATTCCATTTTCTTCCGACTTCTCATCAGAGAACAGGTCGAACATTTCTCCAAAGCCTGTTTTCCCATTAATGTCACTCTGCATGAAGTCTCCACAGATAATTAGCTTGCTGTCTTCACCCAGTCTAGTGACTAATGTCGTAAGCTCCTTGAATGTAAAGTTTTGCGCTTCATCAGCTACAATTAACTTATTGTTCCAGTTAGCCCCTCTTAAGAAGTTTATGGGGACAGCGGAGATGCGACCCTTTTGCTTTAGGAAGGCTGTATCGCCTTCAAATACAATTTCCTCTAGCTTATCGTAGAGGGGCATTAAGAAAGGGTTAAACTTTTCCGTTATATCTCCTGGGAGGCTTCCCAATCCTTTATCTGCACTTTCTGCAATACTTCTAACGTAGAGTAATTCTTTTTCTGTGTCTTCTGCCATCAGACGCAAACATCCATACAAGGACATGTAGGTCTTACTAGATCCCGCTGGACCAGAAACGAAGAATATTTTTACGTTGGGGTCTAGTAGCGTGGCAAGAAATCGGCGCTGCCGAGTAGTGAATTTGAATTTTCTTTGTTTAAATTTGATTGAATGATGAAAGTGCGGTTCCAACTGTATATTAGACAATTTTTTAAGTGCCATATT